CGAGCGTTATAGCTTCGGCTGGTCCGATCCACTCGGCATGTACGGTTCCGAAGGCGCTGCCTAAGGAAACAGGGGGAGGGGGAGTAGGAAACTGCTTCCCCTCTTTTCTTTTAGGTGCTATACCTATCGCACTAGGTGATTAATTCGTACCGACTGCCCTAGCAGACATAGTAGAGACGGTACGTGCGAGTGCTACTACACGGAGATTTTTAATGGCTAACACAACTTTCAATGGTCCAGTCCGTTCGGAAAACGGCTTCCAGAGCATCTCTATCGACGCCACGACCGGTGCGGTAACTGTTAACGCTACATTCGGCGCAGCTACCCAAGTAACTAGCTTGGCCGCTACCGGTAACGTCACTGCTGACAGCGCTTCGGCTCTCGTCGCTGGCGGTGCTTCTGCGTTTATCGCAACCAACACGGCTGCTGGCATGGGTATCTACGTTGGTTCGGGCGCTCCGACTGTGGCTGCTGCTAAGGGTTCGCTCTACCTGCGTAGCGATGGTTCTGGCATTGCCGACCGTGCGTACATCAATACGAACGGTTCGACCACGTGGACGGCGCTTTCGACCGCTGCTTAATCGGTAACCTCTAAGAAGGAGAAATCCGATGGCAATGCAAACTGACGTCAAATCTACCAAGCCGCTTGCGGCTACTGGCGTATTCAAGACTCAGTCGGACGCCGACTGCACCTTCCGGACTCGTATCAAGGGCGTTTACGCCGTGTGCGGTACTTCGGCTGGTTCGGTCGTCATTACAGACGGTGATGGCGGTAATACGCTTTTGACGGTTAATACCCCGACTGTTGCGAACGCTGGTTCGGTATATTTTCTTGTGCCGGATCAGGGCATCCTTGCAGAAAACGGTTTATACGCTACTGTGACAAACACGGCGTCTACCGTCATTTTCTATGGGTGATATATGCAAGCACAAAAAGGTTACGATTTAGCCGGTAAGAGCATCTTCATTGCTCTGCCAGCCTACGACTTCAAGGTCTCCTTGAAGCTGGCGATTTCATTGGCTCGGTTCACGCAAGTGGCCGGTCAACACGGCGTTGCGGTCCAGATTGGTTCAATCTGCGGCTGCTCTGTTGTCTCTCGCGCTCGTAACCTGCTTGTACAAGACCTGCTGGAATCCACCTGCGACTATTTGCTCTTTATCGACAGCGACATCAACTTTGAGCCAGAGCATATCTTCCGTCTTATGGCTTGGGGTAGCGACCCGAAGAAGGGCATCGTCGCAGGTGTCCCCCGCACACGTAGCGAAAACAAGGTCTATATCGCTGACCTTGACTATGACGAGAACCATGAGCTTACCATGAATGGTATGGGTCTGGTCCGTGGTAAACGCGTTGCGACCGCTTTCATGCTGGTTCGCCGCGAAGTATTCGAGCAGATGGCTGCTGCTCACCCTGATTGGGTTTATAAGGATCAGCGCTCAGACCGCATGATCCCCTGCCTCTTTGATTTCAAACTCACCGACGAGGGCTACATGGGCGAGGACTTCCTGTTCTGCGACCGTGCCCGCGAGATCGGTTTTGAAGTTTGGATCGACCCCAGCATTCAACTTGGTCACATGGGCGTACAAGAATACGAAGGCTGCTTCGGCACCGACGTTCTCTATCCAATGCTCGCCCCAACACAGAAGGAAGCAGCATAATGGGTATTAAACTAGGTGACATCTCACCCGTGGCAGGTGCCATAAGTGGTAAGGGTTTGTTCGGTAAAGGACTGGCCAAATTGGGTAATGCCATGGGTCCAATGGGAGGTCTCATGCCAATGCTAGCTGCTAGTCAACGCAAGAAACTCCTCGCCCGCGAGGCAGCTAAAGGAAGCGGTATGCGCCGTCGTCCTATGGCGGAAGAAGTCATGGTGGCAGAGGAAGTTCCCGCAGGCGCACCGATGATGCGTAAGGGCGGTAAGGTCAAGAAGAGCGACATTAAACAAGACAAAGCTATGATCGCCTCCGCCGTGCACAAGCACGAGCGCGCCAAGCATAAAGGTCAGCCGCTGACCAAGATGGCCAAGGGTGGTTCAACTGCCTCCAAGCGCGCTGATGGCTGCGCTACCAAGGGTAAGACGAAAGGACGTTTTGTCTGATGGCTAAGACCCCTGCTTGGACACGTAAGGAAGGCAAGAACCCTAAGGGCGGCTTGAACGCCAAGGGTCGTGCGTCTTACAACAAAGCCAATCCGGGGAAGCCGGGGCTTAAGGCTCCGCAGCCCGAAGGCGGTCCACGTAAGAAGTCATTCTGCGCTCGGATGTCTGGGATGAAGAAAAAACTAACCAGTAAGAAGACTGCGAATGACCCCAACAGCCGCATCAACAAATCCCTCCGTGCTTGGAAGTGCTGACATGGAGATGATGATATGGAACATCGTTCTAACTGCTGTGGTGGGGATTATGGGCTTCCTGTTTAAAGGTAAGTTCGATGAGTTGGATCGTCTCGGCATCTTGCTCAATAGGACCCGTGAGGAAGTGGCACGTGATCACGTCACACGCAGTGAAATGAACACGATGGTCGATAGGTTAGGAGACCGGTTTGACCGGGCTTTCGAGCGTCTTGAAGCTAAGGTAGAAGAGATAGGAAGGACAAAGTCATGATGGATAAGAAGAAAAAGTCGATGCCCCCACAGCCATCCGCTGCTGATCGTGCGTCGGATGCTAAGTTCCGTAAGTCTGTAAAGGACCTTAAGGTTACGCCCGAAAATGCTGCGGCTATCGGACGCGGAAACCGTTCTACGGGCTACAAGAAAGGTGGCAAAATGGCACCCAAGTTTGGCGCTGCAATGGTCAAGAAATCGGCTGACACTAAGGGCCGTGCAATGATGAAGAAGGCCGGTGGCGGCAAATGCTACGCCAAGGGCGGTTCCATCGACGGTGTTGCCAAGAAGGGCAAGACCAAAGGGAAAATGGTCTAATGCGCCCGTCGCGGGGTATGGGCGACATGAAGGCGTCCAAGATGCCGGGTAAGAAGACGATCAAACGGAAGGACAATCCTGATGATGTCTCGATGTACGCAAAGGGGGGTAAAGCAAAGCTCGACATCTCCAAAGCGATCAAAAAACCCGGCGCACTCCGTGCGCAGCTTGGCACTCCTGCGGGTAAGAAAATCCCAGCAGGAAAGCTTGCCAAAGCCGCCAAGGCCCCCGGCAAGTTAGGCCAGCGTGCGCGGTTCGCGCAGATGCTGAAAGGCTTTAAGAAGAAGTAATGGCACGGTCGGACGAACCTAAGTGGAAACGCATTGTCGCTAGTGTAAAAGCTGGCGACAAAGGCGGTAAGCCGGGTCAATGGTCCGCCCGTAAAGCCCAGCTTGCGACCCAGCGGTATAAGAAGTCAGGCGGCAGCTATAGCGGCCCGAAGACAGAAGCGCAGAAATCTTTGTCTAAATGGACCAAAGAGGATTGGGGAACCAAGTCAGGCAAGCCATCCACGCAGGGGGCGAAAGCAACTGGCGAACGATACCTTCCGAAGAAGGCACGTCAGGCGCTGACATCTTCTGAATATGCTGCTACAACCAAGGCGAAGCGTGAGGGCACAAAGGCGGGCAAACAGTTCGTCAAACAGCCTAAGAGCGTTGCCAAGAAGACAGCGAGATTTAGATGACCACATCCGGCACTACAGCATTTAACCTGAACCTTAACGAACTCGTTGAGGAAGCGTTCGAGCGCTGTGGTGCCGAGCTTCGGACGGGCTATGACCTGCGCACGGCGCGGCGCAGCCTGAACTTGCTCACCATCGAGTGGGCAAACCGTGGCATAAACCTGTGGACAATCGAGCAGGGTTCGATCCCCATGGTGCAGGGGCAGATTACTTATGACCTACCTGCGGATACCATTGACCTCCTCGACCACGTAATTCGCACGCAGACTGGCCAAGGCCAGACGGATATTAACATTACCCGTATCAGCGTAGACACATACTCGACCATCCCAAATAAGAACGCGCAGGGTCGGCCTATCCAAGTGTGGATTAACCGCCAGTCAGGTGCGAACTACCCGGTAGATGGCGTGGCTTATCCGAACATCAACGTCTGGCCTGCCCCAGAGCAGTCCAACTATTACACCTTCGTCTACTGGCGGCTTCGCCGTATTCAGGACGCTGGCAACGGTATCACGACGCAGGACATCCCGTTCCGCTTCTTGCCGTGCATGGTAGCTGGTTTGGCGTACCATCTGTCGAAGAAAATCCCCGGCGCGCTTGAGCGCAGCCAGATGCTTAAGATGGAATACGAAGAACTGTGGCAGCAGGCTGCTGACGAGGACCGTGAAAAGGCTGCGTTGCGCATCGCACCGCGCCAGATGTTCTATTAAGGAGAAGCAATGCCAAATAGGTTTGCCTCCGGTAAATGGGCAATCTCGCAGTGTGATCGCTGCGGGTTCCGCTATAAGCTCAAACAGCTTCGGCGTCTCGTCATCAAGACGAAGAACGTCAATATCCTCGTGTGCCCGTCATGCTGGGAACCAGATCAGCCTCAGTTGCAGCTTGGTATGTATCCGGTTGATGACCCTCAAGCGCTGCGTAATCCGCGTCCGGACACGACATACTACCAAGCAGGTCTGACCGGGCTGCGGATCGAGACCCAAGGTGAAGTGCCTAATGACAACGTGCTGGACTCCGGTACACCGTCAGGCGGTAGCCGTGTAATCCAGTGGGGTTGGAATCCTGTTGGCCTAAATGATCCTTTGGGTTTATCTGGGCTTCCAAATACGCTATTAGGTAGTGGTCAAGTGGGGACCGTAACTGTTCAGACGGAGAATTAAGATGGCTAAAGGTGGTAAGACTAACAAGCAGATGTTGAGCATGGGCCGTAATCTTGCGAAGATTGCGAACCAGAAGAGCGGCAGCAAGCCGAAGAAGGACATGGGAAAGGTCAATAAAAATGGCTGAATATAAGCAACCTAAGGTCTACACACAGGCCGACCTCGGCAATAACGGCTATCCTAACAAGATCGCTAACACTCAAACCGAACGTACTCGCGGTTGCAAAAACACGACGCGGGGCTACGGACATAGCAAGAAGATGGGCTGATGAACTACGCTCAACTGTTCGAAACGATCAAAGGGTACGTCGAAAACGATTTCCCCAACACCTCATGGACCGGCTCTGACGGCTCCAGCACGGTGACGTTGACGTCTACCGAACAGATTAACACGTTCATCGAAGAGGCTGAGCAGCGTATTTTCAATACCGTTCAATTGCTGGACCTCCGTAAGAACGTGACGGGCAACTGCACGTCGGGGAATAAATACCTGTCCGTGCCTTCAGATTGGTTGGCTAACTTTTCGTTGGCCGTGATCGACGGGGATGGGAACTACGAATATCTGCTGAACAAGGATGTGAACTTCATCCGGCAGGCGTACCCCAACCCCAACGATCAGGGTCTTCCGTACTGCTACGCCTATTTTGACGAGAACTCATATATCCTTGGCCCAACGCCAGATAGCAATTACTCCGTCGAACTGCATTACTTCTACTACCCGCCTTCGATTGTGACGGCAGGTACATCGTGGTTGGGCGATAACTTCGATAGCGTTTTGCTTTACGGCTCCCTGCTGGAAGCCTATACCTTCATGAAGGGCGAGGCAGATATCATCGCAGGCTACCAGAAGCGGTACGATGAAGCGATGGCGATGCTTAAACAGCTTGGCGAAGGCAAAAACCGTCAGGATATGTATCGTTCTGGTCAAGTCCGGTATCCGGTGAGGTAATATGTTTAACGGTTCTAACGATGTCGGAAGTGTAATGGTCATGGCGACCGAGGGACGTGGTTTCACGCCTGAGGAAACGGCTGAGCGCGCTCTCGACAAAATCATCTACGTGGGTAGTCAGGCACATCCTGCTATCCGCGATCAGGCCGAAGCCTTCAAGGACAGCATCCGTCAGGTGCTCATCCACTATATGCACGAGGCTGTGCGGTCCCATAACGTAACTCTGGTCAATAAATTCAAGCAGGCGGGTCATCCAGAGTTGATTCCGATCCTCGACGCATAAGGAGGCCGCAATGGCAATTACGCAAGCAATGTGCACCAGCTTTAAGGCCGAGCTTATGCTCGCGGTGCACGATTTCCGGGCTACCGGTGGTGACACTTTCAAGTTGTCGCTGTACACCTCATCCGCTTCTCTGGATGCCAACACAACGGCATATACATCCAGTCAGGAAGTTTCATCTTCGGGCACGAACTACACCGCTGGTGGTGGCACGTTGACACGCCTCGGGGTTGTGACGTCGAACAACTCGGCCTCTTCTGGTACGGGCTTCACTGATTTTGGCGACCTGACCTTTGCTAACGCGACGATCACGGCACGTGGCGCGCTGATCTATAACACGACCCCTTCGGCTAACTCGAACGCGAACACCACGCTGACGAATGCTGCTGTGGCTGTGTTGGATTTTGGTTCGGATAAGACCTCGACGGATGGTGATTTTACGATTATCTTCCCGACGGCCACAAACACGACGGCCATTATTCGTATCGCGTAAGGAAAACTAATGGCTCTTGTCCTCGCTGATCGCGTTAGGGATACCACTGCTACAACTGGTACGGGTACGGTAACGCTCAGCGGGACCGCGCCAACCGGGTATCAGAACTTTTCGGTAATCGGTAACGGTAACACGACGTACTACACGATTAATGGCGACACCCAGTGGGAAGTCGGCATCGGTACCTACACGTCTTCCGGTACGACCCTATCGCGTAATACGGTGTTAGCATCGAGCAATGGTGGTTCGCTTGTAGATTTTGCTGCGGGCACCAAGGACGTATTCGTCACTTACCCATCCGAAAAGGCTGTCACGGAAGACTATGGTAATGCGCTAGCCGCAACCACTGCGGCTAACCTAGCTGGCGGTGCAGCGGGTTCTATACCTTACCAGACTGCGGCTAACACCACAGCGATGCTTGCAACGGGCACGGGCGTCCTGATTGGCGGCACAACTCCGTCATACACGGCGTCTCCGTCGCTCACGCAGGTTACTGTGGCTGCGGACCCAACTGCGAACCTACAAGTTGCGACCAAGCAGTATGTCGATGGTCTCGTCGCGTCAGGTATCACCTACCACGAGCCGGTCAAATATGAAGTCCCGAACAGCACGGGTAACCTCAACGCTACATATAATCAGCCCGGTGGGGCGGGTGTTGGCGTTGGCGCAACCCTGACAAACGCAGGCACGCTAGCTGCCTTTGCGCCTGATGGCCCGACGGCGCAGATTGGCGACCGTATCTTGGTCTATAACCAGACCAGTGCGTTCCAGAATGGTATCTACACCGTCACGACGGTCGGCAGTGGCTCTGTGGCTTGGGTACTGACCCGTGCAACTGACGCTGATACCTACGGACTAAAAGACACTGAAGCTCTCGGTAACGGGGACTCGTTCTTCGTCTCGAGCGGCGACACGGGCGCTGGCGAGACCTATGTCTGCAATACCGCAGGCACAATCGTATTTGGCTCGACGGCAATCACCTTCGTTCAGGTCTCGGACGCTACGCTCTACACGGCAGGCAACGGCCTTCAGCTTACCAGCGGTACGGTATTTAGCCTTATTGCTCCGGTCACCACAGTTAATGGCGGCACGGGGCTGACGAGCTTCACATCTGGCGGTGCAGTCTATGCGACGTCTTCCAGTGCGCTAACCACAGGCACGCTACCTGCAACGGCAGGCGGTACGGGCAACAGCAGCTTCGTAGCAGGTGACCTGCTATATGCGACCTCATCTACGGCAATCGGCAGGCTGGCTGATGTAGCCACTGGCAACGCACTTATCTCAGGCGGCGTTGGCGCTGACCCTTCCTACGGCAAAATCGGTCTAACCACGCACATCAGCGGCACTCTGGCTGTCGGTAACGGTGGTACTGGTGCAACCACACTAACGGGCTATCTCGTCGGCAACGGCACCTCTGCGTTTACGGCTACGGCGACAATCCCGACCAGCGCCTTGTCGGGCACAATCAGCCTCACCACGCAGGTCAGTGGCACCCTTGGTGCAGGTAATGGCGGTACTGGGATAAGCAGCTACACCGTTGGCGACATTCTCTACGCCTCTGCGACTACGACGCTAAGCTCTCTGGCTGATGTAGCTACAGGCAATGCGCTCATCTCTGGCGGTGTCAGCAACCCTCCATCATGGGGCAAGATCGGTCTCACAACGCATGTCAGCGGCACGCTGCCTGTCAGCAACGGTGGTAGCGGTGCGACCACACTGACTGGTTACCTCAAGGGCAACGGCACTTCGGCTTTCACTGCGTCGGCTACGATACCAAGTGGTGATATCACTGGCGCGGCCCTGACCAAGGCAGACGACACTAACGTCACCTTGACGCTGGGCGGAAGCCCATCGACTGCGCTTCTTGCGGCAACATCCATCACTGCTGGCTGGTCAGGCCAGCTTGCTGTCTCACGCGGAGGCACGGGTAACTCTACCTTGGCCTCCGGCTATCTCCTCAAGGGTAACGGCGTCTCGCCCACCAGCGCGTCGGTTATATACGACGACGGTACGAACGTCGGGATTGGTAACGCGGCCATACCCTATGTCACAAGTGGGCGCACAGTACTTAATGTCAACGGCACTAGCTCGGCTTTGATTAGTGTGCAGAGCGCGGGCACAAACCGTGGTTATTTCTACGGGGACGGCGCAATAGTTGCCCTCGAAGCTGAAAGCCCCTGCACCTTGAAGCTCAACGCCATCGGTGCGCAACCTATGACGTTCTTCACCAGCAACACAGAACGTCTAACCATCAACAGCAGCGGCAACGTCACGGCCAACGTCGATTTCCGTGCGCCTATCTTCTACGATAGCGCAAACACGAGCTATTATCTCGATCCTACTGGTTCGACCTCATTAAACACCGCTGGCAATCTTATCACATCAGGTAATCTAACGTTGAGTAACGGCGCGAACCGCTATGTGCGTATCGGCTCTGCGACTAACTATTCCTACGACTTGCAGACAACCGGCGATGATTTCCAGATTATTGAAGCTGGTGTAACGCCGCGCCTGACTATTAAGTACCCAAGTGGGAATGTTGGGATTGGCACTACTTCACCACTGGCAAAGTTACATACAGTTGCGTCAACGCCGACAGGGATTGGCGCGCTCCCTTCTGGTGTAACCGGCATTCTTGATAGCTCTGGCAACAACTACCTCCTGTTCCGTCACACAGCGGATAACGCCACTTATTCTGGCATCGCTTTCCAAGACAACAACATGGGTGGCTATGTTGTTTTTGGTAACTACGGCGCAAACCCTAGCGACCAACTTGCCATCGCGGGCTACAACGGTGGCATTCTGCAATACGGAACGTCTGACACCATAAATCCCGCCCTTCGGACCACTGTCGCCTCGTGGAACAGCACTGGCCTCCAAATCAATAACGGGGACATGCGCGCCCCGATATACTACGATAGCAACAACACTGCTTATTACGTCGATCCGAATAGCACATCAAGGATTGTACGTTTAGTTCTTGATAACGGCGATAACTTGTCGTGGGGTGGTGTCTACGGGGCAGGCATACCGACCATTGCTGCTTCAACCAGTAATGGTTTATACTTTTACCCAACGGGTTCGACCGCTGGCAATACGTTCACGATGTTCAGTTCCTATGCAATCGCTACTGGTTCTATGCGTGCGCCTATCTTCTACGACAGCGACAACACCGCGTTCTTCGTAGACCCGAACAGCACCTCAGTGCTTTCCGTAGTTCGTGCAGCGACAATTCAACATTCATCTGGTAACAGGGCTATTACACTTAACGGCTCTACGTGGACGGAGTTCTGCGACCCGAACGGGGTAACCAAGCTGTGGCTTGGTCAGAGCGGCGACCCAAACAACTACTACAACGCTAATATCCACTACTTCCGGAACAACGGTAGCGGCACGACAATGACGATTGATAGTGCGGGAACCGTTATTGCCACAGCCGATATGCGTGCCCCCATCTTCTACGATAGCGGCAACACTGGCTATTACGTTGACCCAGCCAGTACATCAAATCTGAACGTGCTGCAATTGCAGGGGTCAATAACTACAATCAATGGCTTCAGCCCTGCCAACTCCGCAATCCGCCTAACTCCTAACCTTCACCTGAATGCGACCGCTGGAAACGCTATCATTCTTAACTGGGACAACGGGACGACATCGGGCTTGACGTTCCGTATCGGCAACGGTGCTGGCAGCGACGTATTTACTACGTATGCCAACGGGGCCGTGTACGCCTCAATCATATACGATATTAGCAACAGCGCATACTACGTTGACCCCGCCAGCACGACGGCCCTAAATGGCCTTACGGTTGGAGGTTACTTCGTCCTACGGTCTCCCGGCACAATCAACGGGAACATCGACAGCGACTACGGCGAAGGCTTCGTCACCTTCGATCCGGTGCCAGCAGGCACGCCGCCGATTTCCAGCCCTAACATCCGCACCATCAACGTCGGTAATAACTTCTCGCGGCGCACCCAGCTTGCCTATACCTACGACACTGACCGTGCTTGGTTCCGGCGTAGGAACGATGGCGGCTGGGGAGGCTGGTACGAGTTTGCTGTGTTCGGCAACCCTGCGAGTGCAGGGGCGCTATATGGCACCATCTATTATGACGGTAACAACACTGCGTATTACCTTGATCCGGGGTCAACCGGCATCAGCGGGATGATTAATGGTGAGATGCGGTTTGGCGGGGGCGGTAACAGTTCGGTTATCACAACGGACGGGGATTTCTATTCTCGGCGTAAAAGCGCCACAACCACGGGCGTCTATTACTTTGCCGATGGAGGCACTAAGTATCTTTTCTGGGATGGGGGCCGGTATTTATTTGGTAGCGCTGGGCCAGTTGATAGCGACAGTAGCTTCCGTGCACCAATCTTCTACGACCTTAACGACACCTCTTATTACATGAACCTAAACGGCTACTCCCAAATCAACGGGAATGGTAGCGTCAATGGCTCTGCTGGTGTTGGGATGAGTATATTTTCGACTGGCGGTAACGGTGCCATCATGTCGTTCCATCGCAGCGGTTTATATGCCGTCAACATAGGACTTGATAGCGACAACGTAATTCGTATTGGTGGTTGGTCTGCTGCGGCTAACCGCTTGCAGATGGATATGTCTGGCAACCTGACGATGGCTGGTAACGTCACGGCTTACTCGGATGCTCGCCTCAAGAAGGACGTTGAGACCATCGGTGACGCGCTTGGCCTTGTGCGTAAGATGCGCGGCGTCACATACACTCGGATAGACACAGACAAAGCTGGCGTCGGCGTCATTGCGCAAGAGATGCTTGAGGTTATGCCGCAGGCGGTCCAGCAAGGTATTGGCGACGACGACACGCTCTCTGTTGCCTATGGTAACCTTGTTGGTGTATTAATAGAAGCAATCAAGGAACTCGAAGCCCGCGTGGCCGAACTGGAAGGAAAGTAATATGGCACTTACGTACACTTGGGCGATCACGTCCCTCAAGAAAACCACGGATGTCGCACTCGACATCGACAACGTCGTCGTGCAATCCACATGGACCTGCACCGGCACGGACGAAGATGGCGACAGCGGCACGTTCAACGGCGCTACGCCTTTCCCGCTTTCCAGCGTAGACCCCGCTACGTTCATTCCTTATGAAGATTTGACCGAGGCTGACGTCCTTGGTTGGATACAAGCCGTTGTCGTGGGCGGCTATAAAGACCACGTTGATGCCCAAATCAACAAGCAGATTGCCCTAGAGAAAGACCCTGTAGTGGACGTTCCTGAAGGCGATTTCCCGTGGGACCCACCTGCGCCAACACCACCAACACCCCCTGTTACCTAAAGGAAAAACCTAATGAACCCTGAACTCGATAAGTATGACGTCAGCACCCAGACCCCACCAGAAGTCAAGCTGACCCTCAACGTCCAAGAGGTTAACACGGTCATCGCGGCGCTGGCTGAACTGCCACATCGCGTGTCGGACGGCCTCATTCGTAAGGTCTTTACGCAGGCCAACGAACAGATACCGCAACAACAGGTGAACTAATGGGGCGCTTCGCATCCCTTATCGTGGCTTCGCTGCTGCTTTTGGGGTGCGAAGACCGCTATCGGTACGACTGCCAAGACCCTGAAAACTGGCAGGAGGAAATCTGCAAGAAGCCTAAGTGTGTAGCTATGGGCTACTGCACCGAGTGGTTGATAGATACAGGTGAAGAAGATGAAACCGAGAAGTGAATGGACGCCGGAGGAATTGCTGCGGTTCATCGTCGGTATCGTGCTTTCGCTGACGCTGACGTTTATTGTGGCTACTGTGCTATACTCACTGGTGTTTGTATCGCAGCCGATGGAGGGGCAGTCCCCGAATGACGCAGAGTTTTTTAAGCTGATTAACCCTATTGCGACATTCATCGTGGGGGCATTGGCAGGACTTATGGCAGGGCAGGGCAGCGGCGCTATGCAAAAGAAGAAGGATGAAGATGATGAGCTTCCTGAATAGTTTTGAAAGTAAGGCAGAGGGTACGAATGATACCATCGAGTTTGTTATTCGCGTGGCTATTGTCACGCTGTCTGCGGTTATTCTCGTGGTCGTACTGGCGCTCGTTGTCGGTATGTTTGTGCCTAATGACGTAGTGGATAGCACTGCCGTCCTCGATATGATTAATCCTGCGTTCCAGACGATCATTGGTGCGTTTGTCGGTCTGCTTGGCGGTTTGAGCCTCAACGCTAATGCACGGGATAAAGAGCCTGAGCCAGAAATGCCACTCGAACTGGACATGCCTGCGCCAGAACCAGAAGCACCCAAGCCATACGACGATCCGCAGGGCACAGTCTTTATCGACGAACCTGAAGAGGACGACGACGATATGGAGCCTTGGGAGAAGTATCGCAACGACCTGCGCTATGACGCTAATGGCGACGGCGTGGTTGATGAAAACGACTTCCCAGATTGGCGGAGTGCTGGCAAATGAGCATGATAGAACTTCAGAAGAAGATTGGCGTAACGGCTGACGGGGCTTTTGGCCCCGGCACGCTGAAAGCTGCTGCATCCTACTTCAAACTAAACAAGAACCGCGCTGCCCACTTTTTCGCTCAGTGCGCGCATGAGTCGGGCAACTTCAAGGCGTTCAGCGAGAACCTGAACTACAGTGCTAAGGGGCTGCGAACAACCTTCGGCAAATATTTCCAGACTGAAGGCATCGCTAAAAATTATGAGCGTCAGCCTCAGCGCATTGCCAACCGTGCTTACGCCAATCGTATGGGCAATGGTGATGAAGCGTCAGGCGAGGGTTTTCTGTACAAAGGCCGAGGCCCCCTCCAATTGACGGGCAAGAATAATTACCGCGCATTCGGCAAATACATCGGACGCGAACAGGAGGTGTTGGACAATCCAGACCTTGTGGCTACCGAATTGGGCTTTGAAAGCGCCCTGTGGTTCTTTGATGCAAACAAGCTTTGGTCGATCTGCGACCAAGGCATCAACGACGCTGCGATCCTTGCACTGACAAAGCGGATCAATGGCGGAACCCACGGTCTCGATGACCGTAAACTGAAGACCAAGAAGTACGCTGCTTGGTTGTAAGGAGAAGAATGATGGATTTAAAAAGCACACTGAAGAAGGAAGTCGAGAAGGCACTCCTTAAGAAAGCCGCAGATAAAATTCTGCCTATGGATGAAGCGCCAAAGCCCAAGTTGAGCAAGAAAGCCAAACTCGCCGCACTTCTTGGTGCAATCGCTGCTGTCGCCGCTGCCGGTGCACAGTATCTTGGTGGCTAATAACCTACCAATAACAAGCAACCCATAACGAAAGGAGGGAGGCAGAATTATGTTCGGTTTCTCTCCTTTTGCGGCTTCCGCCTTTGCGGACCTCCTCGAAACTAACCGGGCCAACCAGAATGTAACTGGCGTTGAAGCCACGTGCTCTCTTGGTTCCGTTGCGGTCGCAGCCGCAGTTAATATCTCTGTCACTGGCGTTGAAGCCGTAGGAGACATCGGGCACGTTGATGCTCGGTCGATTGTTAGCATCTACGTAACAGGTGTTGAAGCTCTTGGCGAAGTCGGCACTGTTGCCGTATCTGCCGCTGCATCCACTGTTCTAACCGGTGTCGAAGCCCTTGGTGAAACCGGCACAGCTAACGCTACAGGCACAGCCAATGTAATTACCACAGGCGTAGAAGCCTCAGGTGCAATCGGGACGGTGGCTACCAGCGCAGGCGCTGCGGTCTTCCTAACAGGCGTCGAAGCCCTTGGCGAAACTGGCACCGTCAATGTCGCAGCCTCCGGAAGCGTGGTTGTCACTGGCATTGAAGCTCTTGGCGAAACAGGCACGGTAAACGTCGCAGGTGCAGCCAATGTAATCCCCACAGGCGTAGAAGCCTTAGGTGCAGTCGGTACGGTCGAAACTTCGGGTAAAGCTGTTGTTTCCGTCACTGGCGTCAGCGCCACCGTTGATCTTGGCAGCGTCGTTGTCCGCATCCCAAAAGTCGTGCCTGTCACAGGCGTAGAGGCTTCTGGTGCTATTGGTACTGCTACTGTTGTAGGTGGTTCCAAAGTTTATCTTGTTGGTGTACAAGGGGTCGGTAGGGTTACCACTCCGCTGGTCTGGGGCGTTATTAACGACAACCAAGACGCGAACTGGCAGCCTATTGATGATGCGCAAACTGGTAGCTGGGCGGCGATAAATGACACTCAAACACCAAGCTGGCAGACGATTGATGATTCCCAAGCTGGGGATTGGGTACAAGTGGTAGACGGCAACACCGTTGTTTGGGTACAGATACCGACGTAAGGAACGAAGATGGCAAGTACGTATAGCAATCTCAAAATCCAGTTAATGACCACGGGTGAGAACTCGACCACGTGGGGCGACGTTACAAACGTCAACCTTGGTACGGCACTTGAAGAGGCCATTGTTGGTTCTAGCGACGTTACGTTTTCCAGCGCCAACGTCACGCTGTCCCTCTCCAACACCAACGCTTCACAGGCTGCGCGTAACGTGCGGTTGCGCTGCACCGGCACAACTGGTGGCTCGACCCGTAACCTCGTGGTTCCCAGCATCGAGAAGCCGTACATCGTCCTGAACGATTGCGCGGACAGCATCCTTGTTAAGACCTCTGCTGGTAACGGCATCACCGTCCCTGCGGGTAAGACCATGTGGGTTTATAGCAATGGCACGGATGTAGTGGATGTCACCACGCACCTCACGTCGCTCACGCTTGCCACGGCGCTTCCTGTTCTCTCAGGAGGCACAGGCTCCAACACTGCTTCGGGTGCACGGACTAACCTTGGCCTCGGCACAATCGCCACGCAGAACGCTAACGCTGTTGCCATCACTGGCGGCTCGATCACGGGTATCACCGACCTTGCTATCGCTGATGGCGGCACAGGTGCTTCGACTGCTGCGGATGCACGGACCAATCTGGGTCTCGGTTCACTGGCTGTCCTCTCGTCGATCAACAACTCGAACTGGTCTGGCACCGCTCTGGCGGTAGCCAATGGCGGCACAGGCGCAACCGATGCGGCGACTGCTCGGACTAACCTCGGCGCTGGCACGGTCACTTCGGTTGCTGGTGCAGGCACAGTCAACGGTCTCACGCTCACCGGCACAGTTACTTCGTCTGGCTCGATCACGCTTGGCGGCACGCTCTCCGGCGTCAGCCTGACTTCGCAAGTCTCCGGTACACTTCCGATTGCTAATGGTGGTACGAACGCCACGACTGCTGGGGGTGCGCGCACCTCGCTCGGCTCGACCACGCTGGGCGATAACCTCTTCACAATCACTAACCCAAGTGCGGTTACATTCCCACGCTTCAACGCGGACAACACTGTCTCTGCTTTGGATGCCGCGACTTTCCGGAGTGCCATCGGTGCGGGTACTAGTTCGGCCTCAGGCACGGTCACCAGTGTTTCTGGTACGGGCAGCGTCAACGGCCTCACCCTTACGGGCACCGTTACCTCTTCGGGTTCACTTACCCTTGGTGGTTCTCTATCCAACGTCAACCTGTCAACCCAGATCACGGGCACTCTTGCAATCGGTAATGGCGGTACAGGCGCAACCGATGCGGGCACCGCACGGTCTAACCTCGGCGTCCCATCTACCACGGGTTCCGGCGCAACCGGCAACTGGGGCATCAACGTCACGGGTAGCTCTGGCTCTTGCACGGGTAACGCAGCGACAGCTACGTCGGCTACGACGGCAGGTTCAGCAACCACAGCTACAACGGCTGGCTCGGTCACCAATGCGGTAACTTTTACCAACACGGGTGGCGCAGCGGCAGGTACGACGTTCAATGGTTCCGCAGCGCGCACGGTTGACTATAGCACGGTAGGTGCACCTAAAGCAGACGGCACGGGCGCATCAGGCACTTGGGGTATCAATATCTCAGGGAACGCCAACTACGCTACGACTGCTGGGTCGGCTACAACTGCTACGACGGCTACGTCAGCGACAAACGCTACCAATGCGACGAACGCAACGAACGCTACCAATGCGACGAACGCCACAAACGCAGCCAATCTCATCACGACCAACTTCTCCATCGTGGAAAGCGGTGGCGTCCTGTACTTTAAGTATGGCGGCACCAATATCGCTAAGCTAGAAAGCAACGGTGCGTTTACCGCGCTTAACAACGTCACAGCCTACGGGAGCATCTAATGCCTCTTCCATCTAGTGGACCGCTATCGCTATCCGACATCCAAGGTGAGTTTGGTGGGTCGAACCCCATCTCGCTAAGTGAGTATTACGCTGGTGGTGCACTGGTGCCCGCAGGGACAACGGGTACCTATGGCGCTGTGCCTTCCTCTGGCACGATTAGTATCCGGAACTTTTACGGTACGAGTAACGTCGTCATAGCTTTTACCTCCACGGGCGTTGAGGACGTTGCAGTAGAGCCAGATAGCGCACTTGCTGGGTATCAGATTAACAGTAACGGGCGTGATTATGCTGTAAACGGCACGTCGCTTATAACCACTGAGATAGAGCAGTGGGTTACACCCACGAGCGCTGCCAGTCAGTACGAAGTGTACCCTACAGTCACGTCGGGGACGCTTACATTTGGCTTCATAAATGCTTGGCTGGTGTTAAACACCAGCTATACTTGGTACGTAGAGCAGGTATCTTCTGGTGTAAAAACGGCAAGTATGTCCTTCCAAGTACGCAAAACAGGTACCGCTACAGTCCTTGATACGTGGACTGTGGACCTAACTGCAACGCGGAGCGCATAATGGCATTCATCAAGCTCCAGTTTAAGCCCGGTGTGAACCGCGACCAGACCGACTACTCAAACGAGGGCGGCTGGTATGAGTGTGACAAGATACGGTTTCGCTCGGGTTATCCGGAGAAGATTGGCGGCTGGGTAAAGACCACTCCGACTGCGTTTGATGGCGTGTGCCGCCAGATGTGGAACTGGATCACGACGTTTAACGATAACTTGCTGGCGCTTGGGACTGACACCAAAGCCTATATCGAGAACGGTGGTTATTATTACGACATCACGCCGTTTGGCGAAGCGCTTGCTGGGTCCAATAGCTTCGCGGTGACTAACACCTTGGACATAGTCACGGTTACGACGACCACTGCGCTTCCATCTTGGCTGGTAACAGGTGAGCCTGTGCTTGTAGCTGGGTTTGTATCTGCGCTTGGCGGTATCCCCATCATCGAACTGAACGCAGTTCAGACGATTACCAAAACTGGGGCAAATAGCTTTACCTTTACGGTAGCGACACCTGCATCTTCTACCACGTCCGTAACTGGCACGGGCTACACGGTGCAGGCTGAGATTGAACCCGGTAACGCCATTACAACCGCAGGTCTTGGTTGGGGTGCAGGGACTTGGGGGCGTGACGCTTGGGGTCTGGGTGCTACCACGGGCGGTATCAACCTTCCACAGCGCGACTGGTGGTTTGACAACTTCGACAATGACCTTGTGCTGAATATCCGCAACGGTGCACCTTATTGGTGGGTTCGCGGTCCAACAGACGACCCCCAGACTGCATTGGCTACGCACGCTATTACCCTACAAGATTACGCGTCAGGCGAAGGTTACACGGCTGCCTCCGTCCCTGTGCAGGTTATGCAGTTGCTGGTATCGCAGCAGGACAAGCATCTTATCGCTTTTGGCGCGGTGCCTTTTGGTTCGACGAGCACGGCTGACTTTGACCCGTTGCTGATCCGCTGGGCTGACCAAGATACTCCGGGCGACTGGACGCCATCCACAACCAACACTGCTGGTGACCTACGCGTCTCGCGTGGTTCGCGTATCGTGCGCGCACTGCCAACACGTCAGGAAATCTTGGTTTGGACTGATACCAACCTCTATACGCTTCAGTTCCTCGGCACGACCGACGTGTTTGGTTTGCAGGAATATGCGGACAATATCTCGGTTGCCTCGCCGCGCTCCATGGCGTCGGCTGCAAATATCACCTACTGGATGGGCCAAGATAAGTTCTACGCTTACACCGGTCGCGTCGAGACGCTGCCTTGCACCCTGCGTAACCACGTGTTCAACAACATCAACTTCGACCAGTCCGACCAAATCATCTGCGGCACCAACGAGCAGTGGAATGAAATCTGGTGGTTCTACCCAACGGCTGATAGCGACTATAACAACGCTTACGTCATCTATAACCACCTTGAACGCATCTGGTATTACGGTACGCTTGACCGCACGGCTTGGCTCGATACGCCGATCCGCCAGTATCCGCAGGCTGCGAACACGCCAATTACAGTTGAGGGCAGCACAGTAACCACTGGTGATGGCTTCCTTTATAACCACGAAGACGGCATCGACGACGATGTTGATCCGATGGACAGCTACATCCAGTCCTCGGACTTTGACCTCGATGACGGTGACAACTTCATGCTCACCCGGCGTATACTGCCCGATGTCGGCTTTGATGGCTCGACCGCTGCATCTCCCGAAGTCACGTTCACCGTACGCCCGCGCAACTTCCCCGGTAGTACGTTCAGCGCAGACGCTGCTGATACACAGCGCGTCATCGAGACTTCAGTTGGCGTCTACACCGATCAGGTCTTCATGCGCGCCCGTGCTCGCCAGATGGCGCTTAAAATCAGGTCCGAGACTCTTGGTGTCCAATGGCAGCTTGGCGCACCCCGCCTTGATGCACGCCCTGACGGGAGACGCTGATGGCTCTCGACAAGTTCAAAGCCGCACCACTACCCAACCCTCCGGCGCAGTACGACCCGCAGTATATGCGGCAGGTTATCCGCGTGTTGGAAACTTACTTCTCGCAGCTTGACTCCCGTACCCCTAACAATGCGCAGCAATACACTGCTGATGCTTTCATAGGTGGTAGCTTCAGCGGCACCTCGGTAAACTCAACCAGTGTTAACACAATCGCGCTCGATGCAGTAACAGCAGATATTGATACGCAGGTCTCTGACCGCATCTTTACCGACTACCTCAACACCTACGCGCATCGCAACGGCAGCCAGATTTCTGACCACATCATGGCGCAGGACGTCTACGCTGACTTCCTCTATGGGGATGGGCGCTACGTATCGACGCCGTACAACCAGCTATCGAGCGACCAAGACCAGACCGCTGCTAGCGTGGCCGTTGCCTATGCTATTACTCTCAATACTGACGAGTTTCCCAACGGCATCTCCGTCGTCAGCAATTCACGCATCACCTTCGCGCAGCAGGGCATCTATAACGTAGCCTACAGCATCCAGTTTAAAAACACGACTAATGACCAGCAGGACATCGACATCTGGCTGCGATATAACGGGACTGACATCGCCAACTCCAACAGCCGGTTCACCATCCCTGCACGTAAATCTGCGGGAGACCCGTCGCACCTCATTGCTGTAACGCCCATCATGGTCGATATCCCTGCGGACAATGGCTACGTCGAGATTATGTGGCGCGTCGAGAACACAGGCGTGTCGATTGAACACTTCCCAGCCGTTGCTGCTAGCCCCGGTGTAACCCCTGCAATACCGGCTACGCCGTCTGTGATTGTGGGTGTAACGCACGTTTCTGCACAATTTCCCCCAGTAACACGTGTAGCACCACTTCCGGTATTTGGTTTTGGTGAAATTGGCGCTATAAGCGTAGTCACAAGGTAGGTAATTATGATGGACATGCAGGCTGCTCCGCCAACATACGCAGAAATGAACACTGGGCGACCCCCAGTTGGTAACCCTCCCACGCTTGGACAGCAGGTTCCGGGCATGTCTGGTGGCCTGCCTTCGCAGGGTGGTCTCTCGGTTCTTGCTAACCCAATGGCAAAGCAGCTTCAGAGCTTCGGACGTGGTGATGACTCCATGCTCGTCCACATGACACCGGGCGAGGTTAACAGCCTTCAAGGTCTGGCTATGGCTACAGGCGGCTCCCTCACCATCAACCCCCACACTGGCCTCCCAGAAGCTGGCTGGCTCGGCAAACTCCTCCCGACGATCCTTGGTGCAGCCCTAGCGGCTACTGGCGTCGGTGCTCCACTTGCTGCTGGTATCGTAGGCGCAGGTCAGTTTGCACGCACCGGTAGTTTGAAGAAAGGCTTGATGGCCGGTCTCGGTGCCTTCGGTGGTGCAGGTATGGCCGGTATGGCTGGTGTTGGTGGTAAGCTCGCAGGTGGTAATGCCTTTGGCCTGCTCAGCGATAAGGCAGGTATGTTTGGTGCTAATATGGGTCTTGGTGCTGCGGCTAACCCCATCGGGGCGTACATTAATAGCCCAGAGTTTGCGAAGCAGTTCGCTACAAAGTTTGGCGGTCAAGCCGCCGGAGCCGGGGCAAACACCGCTGCGGGCGTAGAAGCTATTTTGAAAAGCCCAGATATGTCTTCGCTAGGTGCGGGGGCAGCGGCCCCCACTGTGACTGCACCGACCGTAGCTACACCGGCTTTAGCGGCACCTACGGCTCAAGTAGGTGGCGGCGCACAGTTCACAGGCGGCTTAGGTTCGCGCTTCGGCCAAGCCGTGCGTTCTGGCCTCCCTGCCGGTACTCCCGGTATGATTTCTAAAGCCGCGCCTATGATGGCAGGTATGGGCGTCCTAAACAACGTATCCAGCGCAACCGCTCCCTCAGGCGGCACCATGGGTTCGGATGGCGTTATAGATAACTCTTATGCCGGTCCGTATACTGCGCAGAAGCGTACGCCGAGCTTTGCTAAGGACACCAGTGAAATCCTTGGTTCGTCTAAGGAGCGCCGCTACTTCGACATCGACATGCCTGAAGTTTACAACGTGCAGGGGCAAGTTGTGCAGCCGGGATCGTCCACTGCGCGAGGTACACCCATACTACAAAATGTCCTTAACCCCAATGCGAAGAAGGGCCAGAACCGGTACAACCAGATATTTACCCCATACATGATCGGCCCTGAGGAAGAAGGCTATGCCGATGGTGGTGAAGTCGAACTGGCCGATGGAGCCTTTGTGCTCGACGCTCGCACGGTGTCTGAGATGGGCAACGGCAGCAGCAACGCAGGTATGGAAGCTCTTCGTCGTATTGGTGGTAAGCCAATCAAAGGCCCGGGTGATGGAGTAAGTGATAGTATCCCTGCTCGTATTGGTCGCGACCAGCCTGCTCGGGTCGCTCGCGATGAAGTAGTTATCCCTGCTGAAGCAGTGCGTAGGATTGGTAAAGGTAACCAGAAGCGCGGTGCTGATAAACTCTATGCGCTTATGGATAAGGCTCACAAAGCTCGGAAGAAAGCCAAGCGTGGGCAGGATACTAAACTTCGTCGGGGTCTCGTGTAATGGAAGTAAGTCTGGTTCCTCCCCAGTTGGTTGAAGGGCTTTGGCCTCGCATCTTTCCGTACCTGAGCAGTGCTTCGGAATATACTTTCGGGCGTTACGAACCAGAGGACATCATTGAGACCGTACTTAACGGTCAGGCGCATCTTTGGGTTGTGCTCGACGGGGACGATATTAAGGGGGTTACAATCACCCGCTTCTGGCAGTACCCACGCAAGAATTGCCTCGATTTGGTCTTTCTTGCTGGCGACGATGGGTTTAGTTGGAAAGACGAAATGCTGTCCACACTTCAGAATTGGGCACGTGATAGCGGATGTGATGTTATCGAAGCATCAGGCAGGCTCGGGCTTGCACGTGCTTTTAAAGATGACGGATATCGTGTATTGTGGCAAGTGTTTGAATTACCCGTAGCTGAAGCGGGCTTTGGAGGTCAGAATGGCTAAGGGTGGCAGCAGCAATCAACCAGTCAAGCAAGAGGTAACCCAGTCTAACCTCCCCGAATATGCACGCCCTTACTTTGAAGGGTTGATGACGCGTGCGGGTACCGAACTGACCAAGGGTTACACACCCTACGGACAGGAGCGCATTGCTGGGTTCACACCTGAGCAACAGCAGCTTCAAAAAAATATTCTAAGCCAGCAGACTCCGGGTGAGTTCGGGCAAGCTGGTGATCTGGCTTCTGCTGCGGGCCTCGGTTCGTTGCAGGCTTCACAATATGACGCCGGTCAGTTTGGCGCACAGCAGATCGGTATGCCCAACCTTCAGCAATATAGCATGAGTGGGCCATCTAACGTACAAGCGCAGCAATACGGTTCGCCACAGATGCAAGCTGCTCAAACTGGCTTCAGCCCACAGGTGCAAGCCTACATGATGGGTGGCGCTCGTGATGTTGGTGCACAGGGTATCTCGGCGCAGGACATGCAGGCCGCGCGGTCGGGTTACCGTCCCGACCTTGAAGCATTCCAGATGGGTCCTGCCGAACGGATTGGTGGTTATGATGTAAATGCCCCCATGATGCAGGCTGCGCAGACAAGCTATGGTCAAGGTCCGCTTGAGCAGTTCCGTATGGAAGGGCCACAGGCTTTTGGTTTAGCGCAGGCCCAGCAGTATATGTCGCCATTTGCGGAAGCCGTAATGGAACCGCAGAAGCGCGAAGCTATCCGTAGCGCGAAGCAGTCGCAGCTTGTTCAAGACCTTGGCGCTGCACGTCAGGGCACTTATGGTGGGTCTCGCCAGCTTCTTGCTGGATTGGAGCGCGAACGCAACCTCGGTCAGCAGCTTGGTGATATCGAAGCCAAGGGTCGGCAGGCAGCGTACGAAAGTGCACAACAGCAGTTTGAGCGTGACCGCGCAGCGGGCCTCACCGCAGGGCAACAAAACCTCCAAGCAGCACTTCAACAGCAGCAGTTGGGCGTCAGCACCGGCTTGCAAGCATCCTTGGCTAACCTGTCCAACGAGCAGCAAGCCAACGTCAACAATCAGGCCATGCAGTTCCAAGCGCAGGGTATGTCTGCAGATAACGCCATGAAGGCGGCGCTGGCCAACCAGCAGGCTGGCCTCACCACGGGTCAACAGAACCTCGCGGCGCGTCTCGGTGTGCAGGAACTGGGTGCACAGCAAGGTCTTCAGGTTGCGATGCAGAACTTGTCGAACGAGCAGCAGGCTGCGGTTAATAACCAAGCCCAGCAGTTCCAAGCGCAAGGCATGAACGCCGACAACGCTCTACGTGCAGCACTGGCCAATCAGGGTGTGGACGTCACACGGGCACAGGCAAACCAGCAAGCCCAGATGCAGGCGCAGCAGCTTAGCACCCAGACGGGTATGCAGACGGCACTGGCTAACCTCGACGCAGCCTCACAGGCTAATGTCCAGAACTTGGCAGCGCAGCTTCAGCAACAAGGTCTTAACCAGCAGCAAGCGCTGCAAGCTGCCTTGGCCAACCAGCAGGCGCAGCTTACGACGGGCCAGCAGAACCTTAGCGCCGCGCTGGATACTCAGCGTCTGGGTGCTCAAACAGGTCTTGCTGCGCTTCAGTCTAACCAGCAGGCGGACCTTGAGCGTCAGCGTATGCGTGAACAGTCCCGTCAGTTTGGAGCACAGCAGCGCCTCGCAGGTCTCGGGCAGGCAGGTCAGATGGGCCAGACCCTTACCAATATCGGTTCGGCTCGCTCTCAGGCGGACCTTGCGCGGTTTGGCCAACAGACACAGACTGCGGCGCAACAGCAAGCCCTTCAGCAGCAGTATCTCGACATGGCGTATCAGGACTTCATGCGCCAGCGTGACTACCCGATGGAGCAGTTACAGCAGTATAGCAGCTTGCTACGGGGCGTCCCGGTCACGCCGTCTTCGACGACCTCGACATACGCGCAACAGCCGGGTATTGGGCAGCAGCTTCTTGGTACGGGCCTCGGCGCGGCCAGCATCTATAAGACTTTTGCGGGGGCATAATCATGGAAACCAAACCCTATAACCTCCAGTCCCCTGAGCAGATCGCCAAGGATTACGGTGGTAACAAGCAGAAGATTGCTGAAGCCATGCAGATGGGGATCATTGACCCTACGGCTGGCACGATGGCGGCTATGTTTATTGATCGTATGCGTGCCGCTGCCCAGATGGAAGCTGCTCCCCAGCAGACTGTAGCGCAGCAAGTATTTGCTCCTCCGGCTCCCGTTGCGCCGGGTCTTGGTGCTCCTCCGGTTCCTCCCGGTGCTGGCGCAATGCCTCCTGCTCCTCCCGCTGGTCTTGGCGCTACGCCAGAAGCCGCAGCTATGGCTCCGCAGATGCCACCAATGCCGCAAGGCGGTCCGGGTATGGCTGAAGGCGGTATGGTTCCTCCTTACGCTTCGGGCGGTGGTCTATCTGATATGCCGCTTCCCGATGGTATGTTCGACGAGCCTAGCAACGGTGGCTTTGGTGACGGCTATGCTGGCGGTGGAATCATTGCGTTTAATCCGGGTGGGGAAGTAGAAGACGAAATCGTCGTAGAAGGTCAGTTGGACCCAGAGTCCATCTATGGGTATTTTAAAGACCCCGAACTGAACCGGACGGAAGTGATCGACAAGCTTTACAAGCCGCAGACGAAATACAGCGATCAGCTCAGTAAGTTCTACGAAAGCGTCATGGACCCTGAGGAGCGGCGCAAGCGGCGCAAGGAAGACATGTGGATGACCCTTGGTGAGATTGGTGCGCGGATGGCGCAGTCGCCGGGTTCGATTTTCCAAGCTGCCTCCGCTGGTATCGGTGCAGCGCTGCCCGGAGCGAAAGAAGCCGCTAAAGAACGGCGCGCAGAACAACGTGACGCTATCAAGACGCTGGCACAGCAAGAAGGGTTCAACAACAAACAGTCCCTTGAACTGGCTAACGCTGCCATTGGTATGTCTGGTAAGTACGGCGAGTTCCGTGAAGGCGACCTTAACCGCAAACAAGAGAAATTCCTCACGGAGTTCCGAGAAAAACAAGCCAACCTTCGGAACGCAGCAAGTATTGCGGGAGGTATCACCCAGTCGAATATCTCTGCTGGAGCAACCCGAGACGCCGGGGCTTCGGCAAATCAACGGGAGATTATAGCCGCTACCCGTGAAGCTGGTCGGTATTACGATGCTTTGACCGAGGAAAGCCCCAAGCTTAAGAATTTGAAGATGACCGACCCAGTGGGCTATACGAAGGCAAAAATGCAGTATATTCGGGATTATGTGTACGGACCTCAGTAATAAGGGTACAAAATTATGAGCATCCTTGCTGATATTCGTCGTGAGTATCCAGAGTTTCGAGACCTGAGCGACCGTGAGCTATCAGAGGTACTCCGTAAAAAGTACTATTCCGGTGTGCCCAAGGACCAGTTCCAGAAGCAAATCTCTACCTCTGTCTCGTTTCCTACGGCTGCGAATATACCGCCACCGCCACCTGTCCGTGCGCCTGCCCCCGTGGTGGCTACTCAGAAAAAAGCAGCGGCTGCACCGGAAGAGGAAGGATTTTTCTCGGCTATGGGTCGTGCAGTCGAGCGCGGCGTACCTACTCTACGTCGGGGTCTGGCGCAGATTGTGGAAGACTACCCCGAGATCGTCGGGTCTCTTTTTTCTACGTTATCTCCGGGTAACATGCAGTTTAATGATGTGGTATCGGCCCTTGGGAAGGCCGCAGCTAAATCGGAAACATACAAGGACCTCACAGGCGGGTTTGTGACCTCCGAACGTAAAGCCGCCGAAAAACAGATGGCTGACATCGGCCCTCGCAAGTACGGTGGTTTTTTCGAAGAAGAAGGTTTTGGGCGCAGCCTAGGCTCTCTAGCCGAAACAGTCGCGGAAAGTGCGCTGCCAGTAGGCGCTGGCGTTGCCACGGGTCTTGTCACACGTAGCCCTACAGCCGCCGGTCTTGTGATGGGCGCGGGAAGCGCCCCGTCTACCTATGGTGGTATCCGTGAGACCCAGAAAACTGAAGGTATAGACGATGTGGGTCGCGCTGTGGCTGGTACTGCTGTGTCTTCCGCACTCGACTTGCTAACAGGTGTAGGCGGTAAAGTCCTTAGCGATACTGCGGCAATCGCAGCGCGTGAAATTTTAGAAGCAGGATTTAAGCAAGCTGCCATTCGTGTGGCCAAGTCAGGTGTCGAAGAAGCTGGCACGGAAATGCTTCAAAATGTTATTGAACAGGTAGCTGGGGGTACTAACCCAGCGACCAAACAGGCTATGTTGGCTACCCTTGAAGCAGGTCTTGCTGGCGCACTTGGCGGTACAGTTTTTACGGGGACAACCGAAGCTATTGCAGCGCCTTTCCGACCTAAGGCTGGCAAAGCAGAAGCAGACCCTGCGGCTGTCATGGCAGAATTCCAACGTATTGCAGCAGAAGAAGTCGCCAAGGTTATGGCGGCTAACCCCGGCATGAAGCAGAATGACGCTGTTAAGTTTGTCGAGGAAAATGCTGAAGCACTGTTTAACCGTGCTACTGCTAACATAGTATCGGGAACTGAAGGAGTTCTAGATGTTGATACCGGAATGGATGTCGGCGGAGGAAGTGGAACAAGCACTACTCCTGATCTCGGAACCACACCGCCCGTATCCGGTGTTGCAGACGTTGGAGAGACTGTCGGAGGAGGACTGGGGCGGTCTGTTCCTAGCGTACCAGTTCCTACAGATGGCACGCCAACTGGAGAGCGTCCACTAATTGAGCCTACGGCTAAGCAAGTTAAAGCCACGGTACCTATTATTGAGCAGGCGTTCGAAGCCTCGGCTCTCGACTTTGTAGAGCCTTACGGAAGCCTCCTCACCAAGGGCAATAAGCTAAACGCCGCCCAGAAGGTGCAGGCTGCACGGATCATTATCCAAAGCCCTGAAGTCGATCCGTACGATGCGATTGGCTCAGTGCTTGACCGTGGGTTGCGCCTGCGTGACGAGCAGGCTGCGGCTCCAAGGATGCCCAGACCCGGAGAAGTCCAAGGTATAATAGAGAAGTTAAACGAACTACGAGCTTCCAAGGGGCAACTGCCTATTGGTGAGGGGCCAAAATTCGTCATAGAACCGGTGCCGTCCACCCAAGCGCAACCCACACCCCCAGTGGTCGAACCCGCTGTACCCGAAGTTACTGCGCCCGAAGTTACTGCACCCGATGTAGCTGTACAGGAAACTGTACAGGAAGAAGCTCCGCTTAGCCGTGAAGAGAAACCGATTTATGACCCTGCGGATTGGACCCCGCAGGAAATCTACGACGACCTAACGCGTTTTGGTTACCGCGAAGCCGAGCGCCGTGGTTATATGACTAACACCGCCGAGTATGGCATGTTTGGTGAAGGTGTGCGGGAAGCAAAGAACCCCGATATCAAGCCCCTAACTGACGAACAAGTTCTTGCCTTTGAGCGGGGTAGCCCCGAAGTACTCGCCGCTTACAAAGAAGGCCAGCAATGGGGGAAGGAACAGGTTGCATCCGCACAAGCTGCGCCAGTGGCCGAAGAAGCCGCACTTGAACCTGCGCCAGTGGCCGAAGAAGCCGCACTTGAACCTGCGCCAGTGGCCGAAGAAGCCGCACTTGAAGCTGCCCCGGTATCCGATGTTGCTCCTACTACGGTAGCTACATACGATGATGTCTTAGCAGAGGCTGAAACGCGGTTTAATGAAGGACGTATCACTCCTGCTGGGTTGGAATTAGTTCAAGAACGCGTGGGTCTGGGCCGCGAAGCCCAACAGAATGGTGAAGAAACGCGGTACACTCCTGAAGAAGTGGTGGCTGCGCTCGACCGAGTTACCACACAGGACTCCAAGGTGGAAATCTCTCCAGAGGGTAATCCTGAAGCCGAAGTCGAGTACATAACGGATGCAACGCGTGAAGCGGCGCAGACAATTCTGAATGACTTTATGGTGGGCGACCGCGTGCAGGTTGGCAGTGCGCCGGGTATTGTTGTTGGGCTTGATGGTGACTATATTCGGTTCCGCCCAGACAGCGCTACGTACGCCAAGGCGTACCACCGTGTCCCTAAAAGCAGCGCCACTTTGGTGGCGCGCCCGGATGATGCTACCACTGTTTCCGCCAGTAAGCTTGAAGGTCAGGATGCTAAGTTCGGTGAAGAAGCCGGACAACTTAACGCTGATATGGCGGGGCTAATCCAACTTCTGGGTGCCAACATGTACGCTGCAAACGTAGCGGATGTCTCCATCAAAGAATTGCTTCAGAACGCATTTGATGCCGTGAAGGGCGCAGTATCTGGCAAGCGGGCACCGTCGCTGTACAAAGATGGCAAGATTGAAATCATCCTAAACCGCACAGATCGTACGATTACCGTTAAGGATAATGCCCGAGGTATGACCCCCGAGATTGTACGGGACGCATTCTTCACGGTGGCTGGTTCCGATAAGTCGGACCTTGATCCTCAAGAGCGAAGCGGTGGTCTCGGCCTAGCTAAGATGGGCTTCATGATGGGGGCAGAGTCGATAAAGCTGGATACCGTGCGCGACGGAGTCCGGGTGAAGGTGGATGCTACCAGCAAGGAAATCGCAGGTAGTGACTTCAAGATCGTGAAGTCACCAGCCCCAGCGGGTGAGCATGGTACGGCTGTAACGGTTAAAATCCCTAAAACCTACACCGACCCCAAGACAGGAGACGAGAAGCCTATCTGGTTCCCACTCGGGAAGGATGGCGTCGCAATCCTAGACAAACCGCTGATTGGTCCGGTGGAAATCAAGTTTACCTATAAAGGTGGCTACGACTCGGACGCCCCAGAGATACTACCGCTGGGTAAAAACTTCCCGTATGATAACTACCAGAAACTGGAAGCAAAATTTGATTGGGGTACCGTAGACATCTACTACGGGAAGGACCGTAAGAAATACCCAGCGCATCAAGTTCTATCGAGTGGCGTGTATCAGTTTACCGAGCGGTTTAAGCTGAATCAAAACGATACCATACCCTACGATATTATTGTTAACGTCAAGGCGGATGTCGAAGCCAAGCACCCAGACTACCCGTTTGAGAATAGCCGTGAGCGGTTCAAGGGGCGGTTGAAAGCTGATATAGACTCGCTGGGCCTCTACCTTGCCAAGATTGCGCGAGGGGCAGAAGCGGCTGACCTTAAAGATACGATGCAAAACGTCGTCTCACTCCCCCGCGTGGAAGCCGGAGAAGACCTAAAGGCGTTGGAGGGTAAGCTCAAAAAGTCATTTGAGAAGCCGGAAGGTTCCACCCGAACGCTACCGCAGCTTCCCACGCAGGTTACCATCACCGACCGAGGTGTTTTTGACACCCGTGGCCGTACTGTAGTGGATACGGTTAAGGAAGCCGAGAAGAAAAAGGAATCTACGTTCAAAGCTACGACGGAAGCGCCCACGCGGGATGATTTCATGATCGAGCTAGATCAGGACCCCCGTAACCCGATCTTCCATAACAATACTAGCTTTGATCCGATTGCAGTAGGCACCCCCTATGGCGACCCCGCCAAGTTCTTTGCTGAGCTTGGGTCGCTCTTTGTTGAGATGAAAGAGGCACTAGCTGCCAGTGGGCGCTGGAATTACGACCTGCTAACTCCAGAAAATATGTTCTACGCTGGTATCGGTATCGACAAACAGTATGGCGGTCTCCACGCTAGGGTGCCGTATAAAGCACTACTCCTAAACCCGTTCTTTGATTGGGGGGCGCGTACGCTCAACGGTGTGCGTGGTAACATGCTGAACACGATGATTCACGAGATTGCCCACACGGGGAATATGGAACACGGTGTTGGCCACAATAACGAGATTATTAAAGTTGAGCAGTACCTTTACGACGAAGGGCTGTACGATTATTTCCGTGATGCCGTTATGGATATACTGTTACGGCACGAATCCACCTATACCGCGATGAGGGATGCATATGGACAATCAACAACGCAAAACATTGCAAAGTCTCTTGAGGATTACGCCGAGGAGGGAGGGGCCAGTGCAAGCGCTGGACGAGATCAAGACGGCACTGGAGACACACCTGAAGCTGTACCAACAGGAGGGCGACAAGGAAGGGGCCGCAATTTATCAGCCGCTGCTTCAGCTAGCGCAGAAGGCCCAGAGTCTGGAGGAACTGGAGGCGGCAGTGAGCCGTTAACTGATGCCAATGTTGAAAAAGCTGTTTCGGTTAAGCTGACTAAGGCGCAGATCAAACGCCTTGAAGCTGCGGCGGGTATCCGGGGCATGGAAGTCAGCAAGCTACAGAAGCGTATCATCCAGAGTCGTAGCGACAACGAGACCAAGGGGCTTATTAAGCGTCTTGTGGCGGCTATCAAAGACCCAGATGCCAATAGCGGTATCATAGCATCCCTTACTCAGAGTATGCCGGTAGAGGGTTATAAATTCATACTGGGCTTCCAGCAGATCGAGGACATTTTCCGTCTAGCTAAGCTCGCCGGTATGAAGTCGATTGGTAAGATCGACACTATGATGCGGGAGGGGTATATCCCGTACGTCAACCGTATTGTGCGACGAGCAAGTGATATTGAAGAACAATGGACAGCGTTTGCCTCACGCAACCCAGAGGGTAATACAACGCTGGATGACACCATCATGTATTCAAACATGCTGGATGCAGACCCAAGCTTGGCTGCGACTGCGGCGGAGTACATGCGTATCGACCCTAAACTCAAAGAGCTTGAGGGTAAGTTAGCTACGGAAGCCAACCCGAGTAAGCAGAAAAGCCTAAAGGGCCAGATCACCAACCGTAAAAACGATATCAAGCGGCTGTACTTCGGTGGCGAACTTAAGGATGAAGATGGCAATCCTGTCCTCGACGAGGATAAAAACCCGGTTGTCGTTCAAGGTTGGAACAAGTTGCCCCCAGAAGGTAGGAAAATCTTCAAGGCTGCTCGTGACTTCCACCGTGCCAACTTCAATGAGCATTACCGCCTACTTATGCAGCGGATTGACGACGCCAAGTTCGACTCGAACGACGCTGTGAGGCTTAAGTCATCCATCGAGCAGATGTTTAATAAGGCCCGGGAACGTACGATTTACTTCCCCGTCAAGCGGTTCGGAGAGTACTGGCTCAGCGTGGGTAGCGACTTCTACATGCGAGAGTCCGCCGCAGAACTGAAAGCACTACAGCGTAGGTTGAAGAAGGAAGGCGAAACCCGTGCGATGGTAACGGGTACTAGCCGTGCGGACCTGCGCAACAAAGTCGCCAGCAATGACGCCAGTGCGGCGCTCAAAGGTATTCTGGATGCTCTCGATGGTAGCAATAGCCCCAAGAGCAACGGAAAGCCTAGGCTTGAGAAGGACGACATGGATGGCTTGCGAGACCTCGTCTTTCAGATGTACCTGACGTCACTACCTGAAGCAGATATGCGTCGGCGTTTTGTCCACCGCCGGTTTGTAACTGGTTTCAGCACCGACTCGCTCCGCACGTTTGCCGCTACGGCAGTAGCGTCAGCGAACCAACTTGGACGTCTAGCGTATAATTATAAATTTCAGAGTGCCCTCGAAGAAGCCAAAGAAGAATCCGAAAGCGATGAGCTAACTCCCTACCGCGATGCGCTCCGGCTTGAAATCGCAGACCGAGTGAAGAGCGCGGTAGCTCCGGATACGAATAGCGCTTTCCTTAATGCTGTTAACGCGCTCATAGCGTTCGGGTCAAAAGTTACGTTCTACCACCACCTGTCTTCAGCGGCATCTGCGGCAATTAACCTTACCCAGCTACACACTTTGGGTCTTCCGGTCCTGTCGGGTGAATTTGGTGAAGCCAAGACGGCAGCTATGGCTGCTCGATATACGACTTCGTTCTTGGCTGGCCGGGAAATCCCTAACCCGTTCCGCGACGAAGATGGTAACCTTACGCTGCAAGCTCCAGATTTTAAGTTTGAAAACAGCGGCTACATGCGTAGCCTCAAAGAGAGCGATCCTGAACGTTACAAACAGACGCTGGGCGCATGGGAATACGCACAAGACCATGACGTCATTGAGAGCACTTTTGCTTCAAGTAGCCAGCTTTATGAGCGCAGCAACACACCCACCGGAGATTTTAATTTCCGGCAGGCGGTACGCCGAGGTGAAGTATTGACCGCAGGCCAGCGAGCCGCTGCCAATACCATGAGTGCTATGGGCTTCCTGTTCCACACGACCGAAACAATCGGGCGCAGTGTCATGTATATGTCCACCTTTGACCTAGCCTACGAGCGGGCAATAGGTAAGGGTAAGACGCCGGAGGAAGCGGGTGTAGAAGCCCGCAAGTTAGCGACTGATCTAACAAATAAGGCTATGTTCGATTTCACGAACTGGAACAAGTCACGTTTCGCTCAGGCTCCTCTGACTCGGTTTGCGCTCCAGATGACTTCGTATATACATTCGCTGTCATCGTTAATGCTGCGTAGCTTTGTCGGTATGCTCCCGTACTTCAACAAGGAAGGCAAAGCAGCCGCAGCCCGTGTGTTCTTCGGTTCCTCTGGTGTCACCGCACTCTACGGTGGTATGCAGGCCACCCTATTCTCCCCTCTAATTATGGGCGCGTACACCGTCGCTAAGTATGTCGAAAGTCTGCTTGAAGAGGATGACGAGGAAGAGGAAATTAAACAAGACTACCTCAATACAAGCACGATTGAGGGTAAGTTGTTGAAATACGCTGACGAGAACAAAAACGAACTGGGGAAGAAGAATATGGATTACTATATCCGGGCGACCTTCATCCCGGAGACGTTTGGTAAAGGAAGCACCTTAGCCAACGCATTGGGCCTCAGCGACAAGGCAGCGGCCAATCTGGCGACCGCTGCGGATAGCGGCATACCAGCACTCTTCGGCGTAGATATATCTAACTCCGTTGCCATGGGTGACCTGCCGTTTATCTGGAGTAATGTGCAGGTGAAGGGCGATACACCTGAAGTCCGGGCCTATGAAGCCACGGCAAGGATGGCGCTTGGCCCATTTGGTAGCGTGGGTATTTCATACGTTAAGGCGGCTGACGCGTGGAACAATGGTGATATCCAGCAGGCCATGGAGTTGGCGGTTCCGGCGATCATCCGTAACCCCTTGAAAGCCCTACGCCTCCAAGAGGAAGGACTGAAGATCGGGAAAGACAAGGATATCCAGCTTAAGGACCCCAGCTACTACACCGGTGGTAAAGTTTTGTTGCAGTCCCTTGGCTTCAAAGACGCGGAGACAACGCGCAACATGGAGCTTGATATGATGGCAGGTGAGGTTGAGCGGGAAGTGGCAGCGCAGAAGACCGAGTTACTTGACCGTCGGTACCGCGCTATCCTCGCCTTCGAGAAAAACCCATCAAAGGAGAACGAGGATAAGTGGAACGCAGTTGAGCGCGACATGGACATCTACAACCTTGTCTACCCCTCGAACGCAATCACTTTGGAGACCAAGACAAAATCGATTGACGCCAAGCGGCGGGACGCCACCGATAAGGCGTACGGACTTACCGTTAATAAGGATATTCCGATACGGGAGGCCACACAGGAAGAGCGCCTCGAACAGTTTCTTCGAGACTCAGGACAATAAAAAACCCCCGGCTGAGTGAGCAACCGGGGGTCTAAGGGAGTGATGCAAGCATCAGGAAGGAGCAAACTTCCGAGGGTCATATACTTACATCCGCCATACTCGTAAACCCCTAATCCCATTTTCAATAGAAGCCTTGACCAATATCTTGATGCGTAGGCGCTTCACGACCACCATTAGTTGTGCCCGAGCGCGTGACACATGGAGGCACGGGAAGAACAAAGAAGTACCCTTCTGGAATGCGCGCCAGTTAACTTCATAGTCTATGCCCTCAATGTTCATCGGTTGAGGTGTCCTCTTTAGCGTACTCATTAACGCTTACAAAGTCTGGGTCCAGCTTGAACCATAGGCAGTGGACGTTATCACCTGAGACAGCCATACCCTTGGACATACGCTTGTTGTCGCGCTTCAGCAGCCGACCTTGCTTCTCCAGCTTGTCGAGGGTGTCGTTGTAGTTAATCTGGTATTTGACGCAGTATTCCCGAAACGGCTTGGCGATCAAAAACATCATGTTGGTATCCGGCTCGATACGAATCAGCAACTCACCCTTTGGTTCGCGGATAGGCGCGGATGGCAGCTTGGTGCGACGGTCTGACTTGTCGTTCACAACGAGAATGTTCTGCATATGGCGATACAGGTAGTCACCTATAACTTGTTCGACACCGTTAAGCGGTGCCTTGGTATCTTGGCGAAGCCGCTCGACCATGTCACAAGCGTGTATATAGATGCGCTTCATATCCCAGTCGATCAGCTTGCACTTCTTAGCGAGGATACCACCTTCGATATTGGCTGCTAACGTAGCTGACCAGAAGCGTTCTTTGGGCAGAAGCTGAAGTTCACGGTCAATCTTGTCCTGCATCTGGAGGCATTTACCCACCACATACTCCATGTTGTTCAGCACATAGCGGATGTAGATAGGTCCGGCGTGGCCGTAGTTAGCAAATAGCACCTTATCGAATAGCTCTTTGGCATGTGTGGTGTTTATGGATTCCACCAGCCCGATAGGGTACTCGATCAGGCGCATCAGTTCGCCCTCTGGGTTATCCTTCAAGATCGATAGCTTCTCGACGAACGAAGAGTTTGACGTCGAGACCGTGATGTTCTGCCATGTGGTATTGTTTTCGCGCAGTTCATTTGACCCCGCCAACATACGCTCTTTGCCCTTACCGTTGGACAGCGAGTACAAGAAGTCCGAATATTCCTTCGACGTGACGTTGGTAAGCTCGTCCATGGTGGCTGGCAGATTGTTGAGGACGCCGACCCACTGAAGCTTACCGTTCATGGTATCGATTTCTTTTAGGCGCAGTTGCTGGGGGTGCCCGTAGACGCTGTTCACCATGTTAAGGATGGTGGTCTTACCCGTACCAGAATGTGAGTTGAATAAGTTGATGACCGCGCCTGTTTGGTTAAGGAACTTTAGCAGCGGCGACCCGAACGCGCTGAGCGCGGCAAACGCTTGAGCTTCCATACCCGGCTCACCGTACAGGCTCCAGACCTCTTTCCATTTATCAATCGACCCAACAGGGCCGATGAACTTAGCCAGCTTGCCGGTTGCCTTAGATGGCGGAGAGTAGATATTACCATCGACGGTCATCTCCTGATCGCCCAGAACAAAACGGCTGTTGCCGTCTACCCAACCAAATTGTTGCCTCATGATTTCTGCCTTCTGTCTATCTTGTAGGTTTTCGGCTGACGCGAGTACGTACTCCATCAGCATGTCGAAACGCTTGCCATAGCTGTACACCCCGTTGGCGGAGAGAATCTTGCGAAGCTCATCCTTCTGGGTAACTTTGGACATAGCGACGGTAAATTCCCGCAACCCGTCTTGTGGTAGGTGTAACCGCATAAGCGCGGAATCGCCCTCGCCGGGGTCGTGCATACGCTTCACGACATAGAAATCGTTTGCGTATACCATCTTCGGCTCGACTTCTTCAGTCGCATCCTTTGGTGGCTTCTTCCAAACCCCACCGCCATCGCCCCTATAGAACGGGAACGGGTATTTGGGGATGTCAAGCTGCTCAACCACACCCTCTTCGGTCTCCACCACGATGAAGTCCTCGCGGGATTCTTTAACGACCTTACCCAATTCCTTGGGGCCGAGGATTTTATCAAGGTGCGGACACCCCTCACATATCTCTGGGTTGACGCTCTTGAACTTGGCGCAGCTAGTTGACTTGCGGATGGTCTCCACTTTTCTGTCTATGGTCTCTGGGTCATAGTCAGGGTGACCCTTCGACATCATGTGGACTGCCGTGTCGGCGTCCTCACACATAGCTGCCACCGACAGCGCGTAGAACCATTCGTAATAACCAAGGCTATCTTGGTGCGTGTACGCGTGTAGGAGTTGGTTACAGCCATCGCCCTTAGCGGTGCGCTGCATGATTTGTTTGAAGTTGTAGCCTATCCCGTTTGCCATCGCCAGTTGGCGTGGTGACGGCTGGTAATCATCGTCAAAGATCGTTGGCTGCGCCTTGACTCCAAAGATGGAACGCATCTCCTCGAAAGAAGTTGGCTTGCCCACATGGAGAATTTCAACTGGACGCGGCTCTGCTTCTTTGAAGTTAAACGTACCGGGCACACGTAGGACACGCGCCACCTCGAACACCGCGTTATCGACGTAGAGGTTCTGGGCGCGGCACACTTCCTTGAAGCGCTCTGCCACAGGTTCCCAGTCCCGACGCGAAACCTCTTCCGTAAGCGCCCAGTAGGCGTGGATGCCACCGCCTGAGTTTACTAACGTAGGGCTAGGTAGCCCCACTGTCTTACAGAAAGTACGAAGCGCCGTTATGGCAGCACTTTGGTCTACGTAACCATCAGGCCGTCCGGTCTTCGGGTCGATTTCAGCTTTGGATGGGCCGCAATCCACATCGAGCCAGAACGACTTGAGACCAAGTACGTTCTCCTTCTTGCGGTTGTCACCGGTTGCATATTTGGCAACCCCAAAGAATACGTTTCGACCAGCAGCGACGAAGCGCTCTATTAAAGCATCTGCTTCTGTCCGTGTAGCTACAAGCTCCTGACGAACGTCGGCTTCTTTCCCCGTCCCTTTAATGCCTGTAATAGCGAACCAGCCCCCCGCTGGCTGCACGAGGCTCAAGAGATCATATTGTTGCATTGCATCACTCACCGTTGTGGGGAAAACCCCCACTTATCGTTTGCTCTTTGTGAAAGCTCAACCCAAATTAGCTAGGTAGGACCGGATGGCATCACATGATTTGCCCCTTGGCTCACTCAACCCAAGAAACCAGTGATAAACCGTTTGGCGTGTAATCCCGAGGGTCTTTGCCACTTCCGCGACAGGGATGTCTTGGGCAAGACACGCTCGCCCAAGTTGTACCCCAAGGAGGTTAATATCTGCCTCCCCAATAGCCTCAGCTACACGTACGCTGTAGCCACGCATACTCATGCGAAATCATCCTCTTCCGAATCTTCTTCGTCGAGCCACGCGCCAAGCACGGATGCCAGCGCAGGTTTTGCGTCAGCAGTGGGCTTGGGCTTAGCGGCCCGTTTGACTGGTGTGGCTGGCGCTTCGTCTTCGGCTTCGTCTTCGTCATCCCCGAACGGATTAGCGCTCACAGTGGGTGCGGCGATAGCAGCAACAGGAGCCGGAGCAGCAATAGCCTTAGCAGAATCTACAGCGCCGACAGTCAGCATGGTGTAACGCTCGGTCTCGGGGTCATCCTGCGCTGCGTCCACAAGTGACGCTTCCATCGCGGTCAGATGGCGAATAGGTTTGAACCCGACCTTAACCGTGTCTGCTTCGGTATCATAGATGAGGCGTGTTACCACCGTGTCGAGGGCGTGTTTGCTGGCAAGCATAAACTTCTTGTAGCCCTCGAAGCCATAGACGTTTCCGTCATTGTCACTGAACAACGACGCAGCAGGGATAGCGATTTGGTATACGTCACCGCTAGGGTCCCCAGCGACGAGGACAGCCAGACGGCGCTCGTAGCGGCAAGCCTTCTTATTGTTAGGCGCGGAACCCTTAACGTCCTTGGGGCAACCACGACAGGCATTGCTCTGTTTATTGCTGGCCCCTGCTTCTGGCGCAACACCATCGTTTGACCAGCAGTCGGGTAGGGTAGCCTTGGCGTCTTTGTCGTAAGCAGCCGCATAGAATTTACGCGAAGGCTCAACCAGCCAGTCTACGATGATGACGTCCAGCGTATCGCTAACGGCCTTACCGATTTGCTCACCGTTGATGACGCGCTTGAAAGTGCGGCCATTGCTAAGCTGGATACGGCGCATGGTGCTTCCACCGCCACCGCTGGACATGCGGTCCATACGGCGAGACTCACGCTGCACTGTAGGAACACTAGATGGTTCTTCAAAAATGGTTATATTGCTCATTGCTATTCTCACTTCTCGGTTGGTTTGCGGACTTGGATTACGTACTTGTTATCGATCTGGAGACCGATAGGGAGGACGTCCGGATTTGCCTCCAGAAACTGCTTCATGTTACCGTTGTGGATACGCTTTTCTAGGACGAAAGGCACATCATTGTCTGCGATAAACTTGTACATCTCCTCCCAATCCGTAGTCCAGTATCGGGTTTGAATCCGGCGGGATAGGGTGCCTGCGGGAGTGCGGACGCTATCGAGGTTCTGTTCGTTGCAGAAGTTAAGAAGCTCAGTGGAAATGAGTTCCAACTGGTCCTTCAGTTCCTTAAGCTTGGCATCGTGGGCTTCTTCCTCCGCTGCAACCGCAGCACGGATGTTGCGATATGCAGCCACGAGGTCGTTAATTGATGCAGGTTCTTCCATATTTTGCTCCTTCATTTGTGTGCCGGTCCCCACTTAACCTGTCTATTCGGGTCCGCCTTTTTTGTTCAGCGCCATCGCAAGGAAACCGACACACTTTTCTCCTAGACCCTGTACTATACAGTGTCAATCTCTTTAAGATATTTTTCGTCAATATGCATCGTCCTAGCGTGGGGCGTTTCAACGAATGGTTTGCATAGGTATTCATGGGTATGTCTGTTGGGCGAAACTATATCCACTACCGTAAAACCCTCAGGGTAGGTTAGTTCGTACGCTTTCTTAGTGCAGCCAGTTGCCCTTAGGTGAAGTCGCGGCTTCACCTCGACACGGTCGCCCACCTTAAACTCAAATACTGGGGGGCGTTCAAACATTGTAGTCTCAGTCATTTTCTTCCTCCGTCATTTGTCTATATAAATCGATAATACGCTTATGGTTCTCGATGTTCCCACGCAGCATGTTGTAAAGGCGGTCTTCCACCTCGCTGCCTTTGATATGCACGATGGTCATGGCGTTCTTTTGGCCGGGGCGATCAATACGGGCGTTGGCTTGGAGGTA